AAGATGGATTTCCTGTATCTTCTTTTGACTTAGGGAATTTATCATCAGCAAATAAAAGTAAAAGAGCAATTGCATCTTTGTAGTTTTCTGAAGGTTTAAGAACATTAGAATGACCATTCACTCTTACTTTCAAATCTTCTCCTACACTAATATTAACTGTAGTTAAATCACTAACCCAACCTTCTGATGTTGGAGAAAGAAATCCTGGAGAGCCAATTTTAGCTTCTAGTTCTTCTCGTTTTTCTTTTATTTTATCAGTTACTTCTTTTCTTTTATCAGCAGGTAGTGATAACACTTTAGGATCAAATTCATCTAAGCCTGTTCCTACAAATCTTTGTAGTGTGTTATTATACCCAGCATAAATAATTTGTGTAGTTCCTGGATAAACTCCTATTCCTTTTGCTGCCATTTCTGGCTGATTTTTGTCTGGAATAGCCTCAACTCTATAGTTGAGAGAGAAGTCAATTTCGTTAATCATTTTTGGTTTTATTTTTGGTTTGAATTAAAATTTATAGTTATTTCAACTGTACAAGAACACTTCTACCTGGGTCACGCAACCAAACAGATGATTGGCTTTCTAGCATGATAGTAGAACCATCAAATCGAGAACTTGCTAATTGACCTTTACCAACTGAAACTGGATAAGGAGAAGTTCTACCATTGATATAAGTGTACTTAACATTTGGCATTCCTTGATTCTTAACTAAGTAGATGTTTGCTTTGTTATCAAAACCTTTAGCAAATTCTACTTGTTTAGAAGGTTCAAATGCATTTGTAGTCATGTTATCTGTTAAGTCTAACATCATACAAGTGTAAGAGAATTTAGGTAATCCACCAATCAATTCTTCATCCATAGTTCTGTTGAATTCAGAATCCAAAGCAGCATTATGTTCAATGCTCACATGACCAAATCCAGGGAAGAAAATTTTATTGAAACGGAATCCACCTTCCAAGTTATAAGCATCTTTACCTTTGATAATACCTCCACCAAGAGAAGCATTGTTTAACACTGTACCTAATGCATTTGCAATTTCAATACCTTGTTCTGTAAAAATTCTTGTCAACTCATTAACAGCTCCTCTACCACCTTGCAAGTGAATATGTCTATCTACGTCTGCAATATCAGGTCTATTTTTAAACACTTGAGAAAGCAATGATACAATAACACCTTTAGTGTATTTAGGGATTTTAACCCAGTTACCAGCTTTTAATTGTTGATACAAACCTTGAGATGCAATTTTAGTTGTATTTCTTTGGTCTTGAACAACACCACCTTGACCATACATCAATTGTCTTTCTTCTTGAAGCATAAGTTGTTTGTACAACATAACTTCAATCATAGGAACAAAAGAAACAGGTTTGCTTCTATCCACTCCACCTTGACCATTGTTATACCCAATAGCTGCAAGGAATTGAGGATTCTTAGGATCTAAGAAAGGAGCAACAGTGTTTTTAAATGTATTTACATTATCTACGCCACCAATATTATCCAATTTAAGACGTTGTGCATTTCCTGTAATAGTCATTTCTACACCACGCTTAGAACCAATTTTATGTAACAATCGCATGAAACCTGCTGATTGATTTACTCCAGGGAAGTATTCATCAAATTGTCCAATCATTGAACCAACAGAGAAGTATTGAGTTCCTTCAGCCAAAGCTTTTTTGTCTACCCATTCTGTTCTGTCATTGGTAATCAATTTCAAAACATATACAAATCCTGCATCAATACGTTCTTTAACATCAATTACTAAGAAGTTTTGACCATCTCGTAAGTCAGCAGTAATTTGCTCATTTTTAGAGAATACAGGATCAAGATTACCATCACCAATAATCACTTCAAATGTTTGTCCATCTACACCTGGTTTAGGATTATCTCCTGTAAGGTCTTGACGTACTGTAGGCATTTCTAATGTGTATGGCACATCAAAAGTAAATTCTCCATCATCTCCATTTACATAGATAGTATTTCCTGCCAATTCAGTCATTTTCAACAATGGTGTATTTACCAATTGGAATTGATTGAATAATGTAAGAATACCTAAGTGACTTCTTTTTACAGCTTCATTACCTGAAAGCAAGTTAAGTAATTTGTTCTCATCTGTAAAATTACCAGCCGAAAGTTTATCATTAATGTTATTTGCCATTTTAGAAATAAAATCCATCGTCATTCCCAAAATACCTGTTTGGCTTTTACCTATATTAACCTTTATTTGCTCCCAAACATCTGATATATTACTCCAGCGCTCACCGACCGTACGGCTCTGCTCTTCCATCATGTTAAAGAACTGTCCACCTTCTTTAGTAACATCTTTAAACGACTGCTCAACTTCACTGAAAGTTATCTTGCCACGCTCCATACGCTTTAATAGCGTATCGTAACTTTCACCTGTTTTTTTAGAAATAATGTTTAAAGGATTGAAACCTTGTTCGGTTAATTGATTTAACTCTTGACCTGCTAAATGTCCTTTTGATTTTATTTGCCCAAAAGCCCTTATAATAAACGGCAACGTTTCTTTACCTAGTCCAGCAGATACATCACCTAATGTTCTAATTGTTTGCACTACTTCACCACCACTTACACCGTAAGCCATTAATTTACGTGTAGCATCTTGTACTTCTGTTAATTCAAACGGTGTTGTTTTAGCTAATGAAATTAGTTGACCCTCTAAAGCCTTTGAAGCTAAAGCGTCGCCATACATCATGGTTCGTAAAGCTACGCTAAACTGTTGGTAATTATCTAAAGAATTAAATATTTGTTTACCAAAACTAGCCATACCACCAATTGCAAAAACACCAGCTATTTTAGAGCCAAGCCCGTCAAACATTCTTTGCGTTTTACTTACTTGGGAATCTAAGCGAGCTGTTTCATTTACGGCACCACGCATTTGTTTGCTAAACAAGTCCTTTAATGATAACGTATATTGTAAATCTTTAGCCATCTATTTTTTTGGTTCTGGTTCCGTTGTATTCTAATACAAAATCTATTTGTGCAACCGATTTGCACCACTCATTGTCACTTAAATCTTTAGGATTTACACCTAAATAAAAACGAATCAAAGCATTGTTTTGTTCGCTAAGATTCGTTTCTAATAATTTACGATATGCTTCTAATTTTTTTTTATAGTAGTCTGTTGAACTTTTAGTAATTGTACAACAGCGTACTCTAAGCTTTCCATTGCATCCTCGCTTTCATATATCTCTTTTAAAGAATCACCACCAACATACAATGAATTTAACACTGCTTTTATAGCGCTTTCAGAACTCTTTTGGGCTAACTTACTAGCCATATCCCGAGTCTGTTTGTCTGGTTTTCTTAAATGAATTACATAAAATTTACTCTCATCATCTTCATCTAATGGAACTGTTATTGTTCTAATAACTCCGTACTTTGCTTTTAATTCTTCTAAGTTTTCGTTTGCCATTTTTATAATTTTTTATTATTACAAATATAACAAATTAAAAATTAAATATAAAGAATGTCAGAAATAATTAACTCGCAATCGCAAGAAATAGAAGTATCTCCTGTACTAGAGCTACGTGGATTATTCATGAAACGAACATCTTTTAAAGTGTGCTTACGAGTTACCAAAGCAGCGTCTGTATAAATAACAATGATGTCAAATTCGGGAATAGCTTGCAACGTTCCGTTTGGGGAAACCGCTGTGATAGCTTCTATCTCCTCCATTAGCAAAGTAATCTTTGCTATTGGCTCAAACTTTCCGTACCCACGAGATACTGGTTTGTTACCAGCCCCGTAAATATTTTCCATATTTTGTTTTACATCGTATTCAATTGCTGTAATGACTGTAATTGGAACGCCTAAGACGTTCACAATTATGTCTGCATATTCGTATGATTTTCTGTTAATTAACGGTAGTAATGAAATTGCCATGTTTTATTATATTGATAAAGTGAAACCTACGTTGACTGTAATTGTACGGGCTACTCCTATTGGTACTAATGAAACGCTTATTACCAATTCAGAACTAGTTAAAACGTTTTGAGATGGGTCTATAACTATTCCGTAAGCAGATAATTCATTATCCTTTTGCATCTGCCCTAAAGAACGATCGCACAAAGATTGAAAATAGCCTATTGTATCTTCACTTAGTGTTCCATCAGCTTTAACTTTTAAAGGACTTGCTAATTGTGGTAATAAAGCAACTCTAAGGTTACGAATAGCCTTATTAAATGTTCTATTGTTTTCAATGTAAGCAAAATCACCAGCGACTGGCGTAGACGTATGAGAATCGTTAAAATAACTACCCTCAATATCAAATTTCTTTAAAGCTATATAACCTAATGTATTTATATTATCTATAGTTCCATCGCTTTGTGCTGAATACAAGTCACCATTACAATAAGCAAGCGTATCAAACTCTACATTTGATACATTGAATTTAGCTACCCACGCGATGTCGTCCGAAACTTTAGCAAAAGAAACTGCTCCTAATGTTGTACCTAAAATACCAATTGAATGCCCGCTAGCTTTAAATAATTTAGCCCCTCTATTAGCTCCATCTTGTCCCATAACTACTGAAACATTTGGCGCTGATAATGCACGTAAATTAGCTAATCCAGCCAATGTAGTAGCACTTGTCATTTTGCCTTGATATATAACCTCAAAAGGTTTATGTAAAGCTGTTTGCGCATCTACAACCGCTTGTAATGCCGTTACCTGAGTAGTAGCAAAAGTAGTGGTTGATTGAAAAACGCCAAATTGCCTAATTTTACCTTGGGCGATACTTTG